CGCCATCTAAACGATGGCAGGGTTGGTAGACGGAACCGCAGGGTTACTGTACGGTTACTACTGGCGCGTCCCCCAAGGGACGCTTGCCGTTTAATTCGCCTCACGGCTCATATTGTAATGCCTAGTATGTGTCGCTATGCGACGACACGCCGTAGTAGTGATACCCTTCTAGTATGACAACAATCGCAGCGATAGAGGGTATTGATTACGCCGTTCTTGTAGCTGACTCACAAATTACAGAAGACAATCTTGTGACGTTAGCAACCAGTACGCCAAAGATTGTTGAGGTAGGCAAGTATCTCATCGGTATCTCAGGTGATACTAGACCTGGTGACATCCTTGCATACAACTGGAAACCACCGCTCTATCGTGGTGAGGACCCAGCACAATTTATGGGCAGAAAGATTATACCTAGTATCATTACAGCGTTTAACGATAACAACTACGACTACAACAAGGTGGACAAAGATGGTGGCTTCGATTATCTCATTGCTTTTAACGGCAATATCTTTCGTATTGCTTGTGATCTCTCTTTTTTCCAGGCAAATCACGGAACTTATGGCATTGGTAGTGGTGGCCAGCTTGCTCTTGGCTACCTGTATTCAATCTGTAAACCTGATATGGAGTTAGACTACGCCAAGCGACACGCCCGTAAAGCCGTAGAGATTGCTTCGGTCCTTGACGCTAATACTGGTAAGCCTTTACAGTTAGTAGTACAAGAAAGACTCTAGGAGGAGTTATGGTGCAATTAGAAGAAGACACAATTAAGTGTTCACGGTGTGAAGAATCAATACCAGAATCTGAAGCAATGGAAGTTGGATCTTGGTGGGTTTGTGGGATCTGTTATGACGACATCTGATATGAATTTTAATACATACGATTATGTCGAAGCAGAGTTCAAAGATGTAATAGCAACAGGTGAATACGCTGCACACTATTGGTTTGACCAAGGGTGGAAAGCGTGTAGACTTGCTTTCTTGTTACACGAAAAAGGACAAACAAATGACTGACCCAAAAGAATTATTACTTAATGCACTACGTGCAGGCGATGCTAAGCGTTCACGATCTACACAAGTACAGATTGGTCCATCAGAGGTGGGTGGCTGTCGTCGTAAGGTCTGGTACAGACTTAACGACCAACCTGAAACTAACGACAATGAACTAAAACTTGCTGCGATTATGGGTACTGCTATCCACGCAGAAATTGAACGAGCACTAGCAGATAATCCAGATGTGCTGATTGAAACTGAAGTTGAATACAACGGAATGAAAGCACACATTGACTGTTTCGTACCTAGTACCGGTGATGTGATTGACTGGAAAACTTCTAAGATTAAGAACCTTGGTTACTTTCCATCAACGCAACAACGGTGGCAGGTGCAGCTATACGGCTACCTCCTAGCTAAGAACGGCTATGCGGTCAACCGAGTATCTCTTGTTGCTATTGCAAGAGATGGTGACGAACGTGATGTCAAGGTGCATACCGAAGACTATAACGAAGCCATCGCACTTGAAGCACTCGGTTGGCTAGCGGCTGTCAAAGAAGCAAAGGAAGCCCCAGCACCAGAGAAGGACGCAAGTTACTGTCAGTTCTACTGCAAGTTCTATGACGCAAGTGGGCAGATGGGATGCGTTGGTCTAAAAAAAGAACTTACACCAGTGACTGATGTAGTCATTGATGACGTAGATATTGACAAGAATGCACTGTTGTACTTACAGTTAGCAGCACAGATTAAAGAGCTAGAGTTCCAACAGGATTCATTACGATCTAGCTTTGAAGGTTTACTTGGTATTACTAACAGTGGTATCGAAGTAAGTTGGAGCACTATTAGAGGGCGTGAGTCAGTTGATAGTGCAGAGGTAGAAAAACTATTAGGGTTTGTCCCTAAGAAGGTGGGCGCTGAGAGTCAGCGCTTATCTATAAAGCAAAGTGGAGGTAAGTAGATGGCTTCGGAAACAACTAAGTATCAGATTAACTTTAAGACACACAAAGATGGAACTTTAATTAACATCTATGCAGATAGCATCAAAGAACTAGAAGTACAAATCACTGACATTTCAATGATTGCTGCAATGATTAAGTCAACAGAAGCAGAACTCTATACCGGTCCACAATCTGCACCAGCATCAGAGAAGCAGTTTGAAGCAATCAAACAGCAGTTCAATGCACCAGCTGCATCAGAGGCACCAGGTAGCAAGGCTTGCAAGCACGGACCAATGAACTACAAAGAAGGCGTGAACGCTGCAGGTAAGGCTTGGCGTGCATATATGTGTCCAGCACCTAAGGGTGCGCCAGATCAGTGCGAACCTATCTGGGTTCGATAGATAATGAGGGAGCCTCGTGATTACGAGACTCCGCTATGTGCTGAAATCGGTGGAGACTTTTGGTTTCCTGAAAAAGAATCTGAGGATGGCAGAAAGTTACTCGACCCTAGTTATGCAAAGTCTATTTGCCGTAGCTGTGTACACAGAACAGAGTGTGCAGAGTGGGGCATCAAGAACGAACGCTTTGGTATCTGGGGTGGGTTAACAGAATACGAACGTAAGGTTGCTCGTTCAAAACGAAACATTAAATTAAAAGGATGGAACGTTGCTTGATTTATCTCGTGCGTGGGGTGGTGTGCTTACAAAAGCAACACCGCTACCCGACGTATGGGATGGATTAAAAGCAAAGGAGATTAAGTTCCGTCGGGGACAAGTGTGTATGGTTGCAGCAGCACCTAATGCTGGTAAGTCAATGTTCGCATTGATCTATGCAATCAAAGCAGGGGTTCCTACATTATTCTTTTCAGCCGATACAGACACAACTACCGTGATGATGCGAGCAGCAGCTCACACATCCGGTCACTCACAGGTAACTGTTGAGTCCAACCTGGCTACCGATAGCCACTACTACGACCACCACTTCAAGAAGTTTGGTCACATTAAGTGGGTCTTTGATTCATCACCTTCATTGGATGATATTGAGATGGAGATTAGAGCTTACGTAGAACTCTACGGACAAGCACCTGAACTCATCGTCATTGATAACCTGATGAACGTGGCTGCTCATCGTCATTGATAACCTGATGAACGTGGCTGCTGAGACAGACAATGAATGGGCTGGTCTTCGTGCGATAATGATGGAACTCCACGATATGGCACGTAAGACTGAGGCTTGTGTACTTGTACTACACCACGTATCTGAGCAATCAGAGTACGGAAGTCCCACTAAACCACCAGCACGACGGGCTATTCACGGCAAGGTATCGCAGTTACCGGCGCTTATCCTTACCTTGGGTTACGATCCAGGACAGGCAACCTTGTCGGTTGCATCAGTCAAGAATCGTTTTGGGCCACACACTGCAGATGCTTCCAACTATGCAACGTTGTTGGTAAACTATGCAGCGTGTCAAATCTCAGATGAGAATGAGTTTGGCTGGATGCTAAGGAGAGATGCAATGGCAGGATACCAAGGAGCATACAATGTCTAAGTCTAATACAGAGATGCAGTACGTAAAGAACCGTATCAATAAGTTAGAGAAAGACTTTGCAGCTTTTGCTTCCTTACTTATTCAAGCAGGTATCGTCCGTGTAGATGTTGAAGAGGGTCAACAGGTATTCGCTGTCAATAAGGTAAAACTAGATGGCGAATAAGAACGGACGCAAAGGTTCTCAGTTTGAGACAGATGTAATGAAGTGGCTCCGCAAAGCTGGGGTTGCAGCAGAACGTTTGACTAAGGCTGGGGCAAAAGACGAAGGAGATATGGTCGCAGTGATTGCGGGAGAAACATATATCCTTGAACTCAAGAACAGGCAGACGTTGAGTCTCCCAGAGTTCTGGAGAGAAGCACAAGTTGAGGCGCTTAACTACGCGAAGGCTAGAGATCTTGGGGAAGTACCTCTGTCTTATGTTGTAGTTAAGCGTCGCAACGCTGGCATCGAAGATGCCTGGGTAATACAAAATCTAACTCAATGGCTAAAGGAGAAACAGTAATGCCAACACCAGGTGGAGAAATAACAAGTACAGAACTATGGCAAGCACCAGCAGTTGAAGAAGTATTAGATACAGCACTTGCCGAAGCAGACGCAGAAGAAGCAGAAAATGATTTGCCTGAACTGTCGTAAAGCTGGGGAAGAGAATCAAGCAAGTCACCTCAAGCGTGCTGCACACTGGCACGACAAGTGCGATACGAAGGGATGTGTATGTCAACACAAGACTGGTCCAGGTCACACAAAGTTGGCAGGCATAATTCCGATGAGGCAAACTCAATCCCCATAAGTCCTATCGTAAGTTACTTCGGTGGAGAAGTCCGGGAGGGTCGAGAGGTTGCAGTGCGTTGTGTAATGCACAGTGACTCTCGCCGTTCTGCATCAATGAATACAGATAAGAACCTTTACTATTGTCAGACGTGTGGTAAGGGTGGCAACGCAGTCAACTTGGTCTGCATACTAGAGAACTTGGAGTTTAAGGATGGCCTCAAACGTGCAATCGAAATTGCTACTAGAAGCGGCTCAGAGATACGCTCAAGCTCTAAGTCCGGAAGCGCTAAGCGTGCTAGAAGGACGTGGAATATCTGAAGAGGTAGCATCACGGTTTATGTTAGGCACAATAGTTGAACCTAACAATGGACACGA